TTAAGGTTCTTCTTAGCCATATAGACCAAAGCATTCCCAGATACCACCAAGTGCTTCATTGCAGAATGGAGCATGACTCGATCATTCGACTCACTTACCTGCTGCATAATGATCCGCTCCATCTTTGCGAGGGAGAGATCAATCTCAGATCTAATCTCAGGAGTTACATCAGGTAAACCTTGTAGCTCCTCATCGTTGATCTGTAGCTTGAAGAATGTTTGGGTGATAGGAAAGAGGCTAAGCATCATCTTGGATGCCAGCACATTCACCCCCTTCGCTCCTACTGATTGCCAAGGGCTATGAAGAGCACCACCACTGGTGTGGCCTTCGTCAGTAAGGAGGTAAGGAAGGGTGAGAGCTGCAGACCTCTGTCCCATATCTAGGAAATCTGCTCGATCAGCGCATAGCCGTGTGTAACAAGCTTGAGCTGTGTCGTTTTTCATTTAATTTTAAATGTTGAGTCCGGCTGTTTTACTCTTGGCTGCATCAGATCCTGTATTTAATTCAATACGAAGGGCATCAGTACCACTAGCTGCCTGTTGTTGTGTCTTTTTCTTTGACTTCTTCTGCTTAACAGTAGGTGTATCTGCTTCACCTCCATCAGCCATTTGTGGTGGCGGGGGTGGAGTAGGTGTGTCAACTGTTGGAGCAGGAGGTGGTGTCTTAATAGCCGCTACCTGGGGTGGTGGAGGTAGTGGTGTTGGAGGTGGTAATTGCTGTGGAGCTGGGATTGGTCTTGGTTGTGGGATGGGTGGGGGAGTAGAACCGCCGCCGCCGCCGCCGCCTGTACACATGATTAAATCTCCGATTTAGCAAGGATGTATTCGACCACTGAACGTTGACCAGAAAGATACATAATCTTCGCTATGTCGTCTTGTGGTCCTGGTGTCTTAGCTGGATACATAGCATCCAATTCATCACACAATTTAGTAAGGAAGGTCTCCCCTCCGAACACGTCTTCTTGTGATAGTTCAGCCATATTTAGGTAGGTTTACGTTGGATGTTTCAAAGAAGGCAGGCATTCTGGCTCGCTGTGTATCAGCTAAACCTGGTGCTTTGCCTTGGTAGTAGAGAGAATCTGATTGCTTTAACCAGAAGTCCTTATTAAGGTGCTTATCTTCTGAGTTACCTAGACGGTCCATAGCCCAAGCAACAGTGGCTCGGCGCAACTTATTGAGAGCTGGGGTGGATTGGTAGCCAAGATCATGAGCGCACATGGCGTGGAGAGCCGTGTGGGTTTGTTCATCTCTACTGATATCTGAGGCAACCGTTCTAATACCAACATCTCCACAGAATCGGAAGAAGGGAAGTAGAACAAAGAAGACTGATCGTTCAAGGATCGCCGTCTTAAGGATCGGGTGTTCTGGCAATTCGAGCCAGGACTTACGGATGGCCTGTGCCTCCCGCTCTGCCCTAGCATCAACGCCGTGAACATCGACAACATAATTAAGGGCCAAATCATGCTTATCTTCATCGGCCATGTTTGATTGAAGGGCAGGTAAAACTCCAGGATCATTAGGTAACTCCTTCTCTAATCCTTGAGAAAGCATTTCTTTAACTGGTAACTCAAGGGTCCGTAAAGCTAGACAGCGGTAGAGTGTTTCCTCCGCCCCTTCTTTTACATCACCCTTAGTAACTGCTACTGGGGTCCAGGTTCTTTTCCTAGACAAGATTTGTGTGTACTTAGACATTAGTTATTCTGCACAAGAGAAACAAAAGTTGTCCTCTTCTATTCCAAAGATATCGTGGTAGTCCTCATCAAGGATCGAAGTGACATCATCCTTTCGGAGTGTGTCGGGCATCACCTGCAATGCGTAATAGAGCGAGGTTTGAGGAGAGTTAAACCAATCCTCGATGAAGCGATTATCGTATGTAATCGCATCACTCCATGAGTTGAAACTGTACCCATGAAACAAGCCGGTGTCTGTGAATATTTGGCAGATACCATCTGCTACTGATTTATAAGCATCCCACCCAACAGTAGAAGCAATCTCTACCTCACCATAGTCATAACTCTGTACACCAAAGGTGCCTGAGTCACGATCTACTTGGCGACTGATTGGGGGTGCGATCTCTGGGGTTGTGGTATACCCTTCGAGGTCTTTGTAGTTATAGGAACAGGATGCAGTGGGAGCGATAGTGAAAGCACGATCCATTCCAGCCTCCCTCGCCACGTTGGCCGCACCAGCGACAGCACAAGCAAACTCCCGTGCAAGACAAAGAGCAGGAGTCCAAACAGCTTCCTCATCTTTAACTAGTGCTAGTGCTTCTCCGAATGCGGCGTAGCTGACACCTTGCATCCGTAGAAAGTTGGCAAGCCCAAGGACTCCAAGACCCACCTGCTTATCCTTTTCAGGGGGGAGATATTCTCCAGTTGCTCCGACACCTGTTGTTGGATGGAGGCGGCACAGGTTGGACATACCCTCAAGGAAAGCGGGGACAAGCCCGTCAACCTCACATTGACCAAGGTTGATGTGTTCGAGCAAGCAAGTCCCTCTGCTCTTGAGAAAGATCTCAAGGCAGACATTGGAATAAATCCTCTCGCCGCTCTGATCGTATTTAACCTTTGAGAGCCAGATACCATCTGCTACTGATTTATAAGCATCCCACCCAACAGTAGAAGCAATCT